AAAAAATTAATTAAATTAAAATATTTACTTATATATTTACATTTATCTAAACGGAAAAGAATACAAAAAAATTAATTATAATATTTAGAAAAAGTATATGAGTTATATTTTAGAATTATCGTTAAATTATAAAAAAACGGCAAATACAACTACTACAAATGAAATTATTATTGATATAGCTTTGAAGCACAAATGTGTCGATTATTATTCTAAACATGAATTCGATGGTAAAAATAGAACTATACAAAAAAATAATTGTATTTATACCTTTACTTTCCCTGAACATAAAGAAATATTATGTGAATTCATACGTACAATAAGAAAGATTAAGGGTGTATATATCGAAAACATAGTTTATGAAAATACGACATACAATCTCATTTATGCTTCAAAAAAATATTTAAATATTATGGAAAAGGAGTTCGCTTTAAAATATTTACAGGAGAAAAAAGATGGCATCATATATAAAAATAATCCCACCATTATAAATGCTATTAATAAAACTTAAATATTTTTTTCTTTCTTTTCTTTCTTTTTGTTCGCCTTTTCGATTTCTTTCCAGTTGTTTTTTTCCTTTTTCTTTTTTTCTTTTTTTTTGTTTTAAAATCTTTTTTTAATTTTTTAATAAGTGGAATATTATTGTTATTTTTATCGACAACATCAAATAATTCATCCACATTATCTATTTTAATAAAATAACCTTTGCCATTATCCTCACCTATAATATGTGCTTTTTTTCCATCAGATCGCAAAGCATATTTTTTATTTTCTACTAATTTACCATTAACATTTGTTTGAGTAGAACCATAACTTTTTATTTTCATCATGTTTATTCTATAATAATTTTATATTTTTTATTTATAAATATGTCAAAAAAAGTATCTATCAAAGAACCGGTATATACAAATATACAAACACAACACGAATCAAATGTAGAATCTAAACAAAAGAAAAAATACTTAGATGATATCATTAAAGATTCTTTTCTTAAAGATTATTTTTCCATTGTTAAAATTAAAATATTAAAATAAAAAAATATTTAATATAATGAAAACATTAAAAAAACGTCCAATAAAAATTCATAATTATACTCTTAAAAAAAAATCAATAGGAAAATCATTGTTTAAGATTACAGATATTCAAGAGATTCCAACAAATATATTTAAATTGAATTTAAAAAAATCAGATCATATTGATATTAATATGACTACTAAGATGGATTACAAACAAATTTTTGTGAAGTTGCTTGAACAAATTGCTGAAGTAAAAGTAAATCGAGGCGAATATATTCGTTCTCGATCTTATACTAAAGCACGCGATAGCATTATATTATTAGATGAAAAAATTACGAATATCAATCAGTTGAAAACAACAAAGGGTGTTGGAAAAAGTGTGTTAAGCAAATTGAATGAATATATAAAGACAGGTAAGATACAGTTTTTAGAAGATGCTAAAAACGATCCTGTTTTATTATTGACAAATGTGTATGGTATAGGACCTAAGAAGGCAAATGACCTAGTAAAAAATCATAATATTACATCAATTGATGACTTGAAAAAAAATCAAGAGGAGCTTTTAAATGATAAACAAAAAATAGGTTTAAAACATTATGAAGATATTTTGAAGCGTATCCCGCGTAGTGAAATCACAAGTTATGAAACAAAAATAAAAATTATTTTCAATCAAGTAAAAAATCAAGGAAGTGAATTTAAAATAGTGGGTTCTTATCGTAGAGGTGCTAGTGATTCAGGTGATATCGATATTATTATTATGGACCCAGATAATGATGTCAACATGTTTCACAAGTTTATAGATGCTCTTATTGAAAAAAATATACTTATTGAAGTATTATCAAGAGGAGATGTAAAAAGTTTAGGTGTATCTAAAATACGTGGTAAACCAGCTAGAAGAATAGATTTTATGTTTACACCTAAAAAGGAATATGCTTTTGCGTTGTTATATTTTACAGGTAGTAAAGAATTCAATACGTTAATGAGAGCAAGAGCGTTAACATTAGGTTATTCAATGAATGAACATGGATTATATCTAATGGAAAATGGTGTGAAAACAACTAAAATGAATAAATATTTTCCTAAAGAACAAGATGTGTTTAATTTTCTAGGTATGCAATATAAAGAGCCAATCGATAGAAAAGGAGCAAACTCAGTTGTATTTATCGAAAGAAGTGTACCAAAAAAAAAATCTATTGTATGTAAACCATTATCTATCTTACAAAAATATTTAAAAAATGGACCTATTTGTCTAAGTGAAAAAGATACTAGTGATTTGTTAATACAGGCTGATAATGCATATTATGCCGAAAATGAAAACAACGTTCCTATAATGAATGATGCACAATATGATATGTTAAAAGAACATGCTGAAGAAAATTATCCAGAGTGTGAAGCATTGAAAAATATTGCTCATACAACAATTGAAGTGGAAAAAAATAAAGTAAAATTACCATATGAAATGTGGAGTTTGGATAAAGAAAAAACAGTAAAAGGAGTAGACAGACGAGTGGCAAAATATCCTGGAAAATATGTAGTTAGTGCTAAAGCGGATGGTATTTCAATAATGTATGATTCTAAAAATAAAAAATTATATAGTAGAGGAAATGGAATTTATGGTCAGGACCTCTCATTTATGATTCCATATTTGGATTTACCCAACTATAAGGATTCTGTCGTTAGAGGTGAATTGATAATTAAAAAGGCGACATTTGAAAAAAAATATAAAGGACAATTTGCAAATCCAAGAAATTTCGTTGCTGGTGTGGCAAATGCTAAAAAAATGAACGTTAAAATGGTTAAGGATTTAGATGTATTAGCATATGAAATTATCAAACCAAAATTAGAACCATCCATGCAAATGAATTTGTTATCAAAATCTTCGGAATGCGGTGGTAATGTCATTAAACATATGGTTGTTGAACACGATGAAATAAATACAGAATTTCTATCGAAGTGTCTATTGGATTGGCGTGAAAACTATCCGTGGGAAATTGATGGAGTAGTAGTGTGTCAGGATAAATTACATGAAAGAGTTAGTGGTAATCCAAAACATGCTTTTGCCTTTAAAATGGTATTATCAGACCAAATTGTTGAAGCCAGAGTGGTAGACGTCATTTGGGAACCTAGTCAACAAGGTTATGTAAAACCTAAAATAAAAATTAAACCTGTAGAAATTGGAGGAGCAAAAATAGAATATGCTACAGGTCATAATGCGGCATTTATATTTAAAAATAAAATCAATGTAGGAAGTATTATTCAACTTATTCGAAGTGGGGATGTTATACCTAAGGTCCACAAAGTTATTGTTGCTTCATCGGAGGGAAAAGCGCCGCCTTCTGATATGGAAACAGTATGGAACGAAACAAAAATAGATTTGGTTTTAAAAGATAAAGCAAAAAATCAAATCGTGTTAATGAAAAGTATTGCTGCCTTTTTCGAAAAAATAGGTGTTGTTGGTTTGGGTAGAGGAAATATACAACGTATTATTGATGCGGGTTTCGATACTATACCTAAAATTGTCGCGATGAGTATTGATGACTTTATGACTGTGGAAGGTTTCAAGGAAAAATTGTCTAATAAAATTTACAATAATATAAGAAACAGTATTGAAAAAACTAGTCTCGAATCCTTGATGGCTGGAACAAATATATTTGGTCGAGGCATGGGAGAAAAAAGACTAAAAATAATATTAACCCAATATCCAGACATATTATGGAGTGAAGAATCAAACGATGATAAACTAAAAAAAGTAGCTGACTTACCCGGATTTAAAGAAAAAACAGCACAAGCTTTTGTTCCTCATATTAAAGAATTCATAGATTTTATAGAAAAAATAGGATTATTAGAGCAAATTCGTAATAAAGTTCCACAAAAAATAAACATAGATACAACTCATCCATTAAACGGTAAAAAGATTGTATTTACTGGCATTCGAGATAAAGATTTGCAACAAAAGCTTGAAACTTTTGGTGTAAATATAAATGGTAGTGTAAGTAAAAATACTGATTTTGTAATTGTAAAAGATTTAAAGGATGATACTAGTAAAGCAGAAAAAGCTAGAGAATTAGGTATTCAACTCATGACACCAGATATGTTTCGAAAATATCTTACTGACCTGGTTTAACATGTAAAGCTAAATTAACAATCTCTATTATAATCAATGTTTGTAATATCATTGCAATAGTTCTACATTCTTGTGATTTGGGACTAATATCGCCATATCCTACTGTTGAATATGTAGTTGATGTAAAATACAACCTATTAAAAAACTTTTTTTTAAATGTATCGTCATCTTTTTCTTCTATTCCATTCCAATGAGTATGATCATATTTACAAAATATAAAGGTAAATAGTATATATAAAAATAATATTTCTGATACATTTCCCAATAAAGAAACGATTACTTTTTTTAATTGACAATAAGCTATTTTAAAATTTCCAGTAAGTAATAAAATTGCTTGTCTTAGCAACATATATATATACTTTATATATTTGTTTCATATATTTTACAATGTTCTAATTCATTATGTTCATCACCTATAATATTGTATAAAAACCATCCTAAATAACTAGAATGAGAAACCAATACTATATTTTTTTCTGGTCTGGATTTGATAAATTGTTTCATTTTTTCTAAGCGAACGTTTAAATGTTCGATAGTTTCTTTTTCATATCGTTTCCAAAATGGATCTTCATCATATTCGATTTGACTAAAATCAACGTGGGGAAAACAATATTTATATTCTTTAATTGATTTCCTACGATTACATTGGTCTAATCCTTGTGGGTATTCCATTACACAATCTAACGCAATCATAGGACAAGGTGGTTTATCATCAGGATTTTTACAAAATATATTAGTTGCTGTTTGTAATGTTCGTAAAAGAGGAGATACTATAATAAGGTCTATTTTTTCTTTTCCTTTCCAATCTGAATTTCCTAACTGCTGTGCTTGTTTTACTCCGGTTGCTGTAAGTGGTGTATCTCTATATAGTAAATATACGTGTTCTCCGATATCCCAAAATAAAACATTATGTAGTGCTTCGCCATGGCGAATACAGTATATATTTTTGCTCATTTACTATAAAAAAAGAATTTATCTTTAATTATAAATCTATTAAAATGAAATTTGATATTCTATCAAATTCTTTACATCTATATTTGTTTCCCGGTATATTTTGTTGTAAATTTTCTTAACTGTTTTGTTCAAATTATATCCACCAAATATTTTTTGTTGATTTTTTAAATAGGTCATATTATTACTACCATAAATTTCATTTTCTTTTAATGTTTTACTCCATTCTGAAAACAGAAACATTAATTTTCTTTGTATATAGTTAATCAATTTTTGAAATTCATCTATAGATAAAATATCCCATTTACAATTTTTAACATATATTGTGTTTTTATTTTGAGAAAATGATTTTATTACACTACTATTTTTTTGAATGTTGTTTAATAAACATACTTCAATACACGTTTGAAAATCCGTATTAAACAATAAATTTAAATCGTCTTTATTTACAGTCATTTCCTTTTTCCACAAATCAAAAGTATTATCTGATTGTTGATTTTCATTTAACCAATCGACAATATTTATTTTTTTTCTTCTTTTAGAAGAACGATTTTTTAACAAAGATACTTCTCGTTTTAATTTCTCATTATCTACTACTAATTTTTGAACTATCATATAAATTTCGGGCAAGGATGGGGCGTTGAATTTTTCTTCCTGATTTAATAAATTTGTTTTTTTTGAATTACATATAATTTCACAGACACTTAAATGTCTTTTTAAAGAGCCGGGTCTTTTATAAGTTTTACCACACAAATTACATGCAATTGTTTTTGACATTTATCTAATATATTAATTACCATATTTAAATCAATTTTTATATCTATTTTATATATAATGAATACATCTCCTTGTAATAATTGTGTTAATATTGGTTCTGGTTATCCTTACGTTTTCGACTTAAGATTAAATAGAAAACCCGTAAAAACATCTAGTTCTTTACATACAAATAATAAAGCTTCTTTTATAGTAGCCAATATGAAAGGGTATGGTCGTTCAGCAAAGAGTAATGCTGTGGGAGGTCCCGGAGACCAAAATAAAGGTAAAGTTGATATGAAACACGGCGGTTATTTTAGGTATTTAATGCGAAAAAGAGGAATGACAATTGGAAGCACCAAAAAAGATGGAACACATAAAGGTGGTTGTGGTTGTAATTAGTTTAGCCTTTTATTGAATGAACAAAAAAATAAAAATCGGTTCCTCTAGATTGGCATATACATGAATCACCTTCTTTTAATTTTTTTGATATGGTAGATGCTGCTACAGATATTTCACTTTCAATATCTCTCAATGATTTATATAATTTAGGTTTTTTATCTGGGAATACTACTAGATAATTATACTTATTGATAAATTTATTCATTTTGTTTTCGGATGTAATATCCATTAAACATATATCTAAATTAATGTTTAAATATATGTTTTAATATCATTGTACTATATATACTATGACATCAATGGCATCAATGGTAGTAGATACAGATACAGATATAGATATTGAAAATTTAAAAAATATTAATAATTATATATTAGAAACTACTAGGGGCGACGGCGATTGTTTATATCATGCTTTTAATAACGCAATGAAGTTAAGATTACAGGATTTGGAATTTATTGAAGGAAACAATACCAAACGTCCAGCGCAGTATACGCTCCGCCCCTTTGCAGAAGCTTATCGTGTTGATGGGGAAAGGCCCGTATTGATAAATAATTCCAATATTTCTTTTACATTTAACAAAACAAATAACGGAGGAAAACTTCGTGAATGGTTGTTTAAAAATATGGAGACCATTCAAGAGGGTATAGTAATTATCTACGATGACGATGAAATAAAACCCCAAACCGCATCATCTTCAAAAGATTTGTGTGTCAGGTGTGGAGATGCCAATTGTCCCGGAAAAAACAATGAAGATGATTGTCCAATATATCCAAACACACGCGATGAATTCTTACAGATGACGAAAAACTCAGCACAAGAGGCAGCAACAAGACTTGACAGTGAGTATATTCAACCCGGTGTTGCTAAAAATATGTATAAAAGGATAAGAGATGGTATAGGAGGAGGGAAGAGACGTATAGTGAATTGGGGAACATCAGACGAGTTATCGATTTTGTCTTTAGTTTTTAATATAGAATCCGTTACTTATTCTAAACTTGGTGTGAATCAGATGTGGTTTTTCCCACCAAACGACGATAGATGGATTAGAAAACACAGAGCAAATAATTTGTTATATTTTTATAATGATAACCTTACACATTGGCAAAATATGACTTATGTGGGAGAGGGGAAGGGGAACGCACAAAACGGTGTTAAATATAAATCTAATTTCTATTCAAAAAACGTACAAAGCAAAGACTCTTCGGATAGAGCTATGAATGACATAATTGGGACGGTTTTTAAAAAAGAAATGAAAGAAGTATGGTTTAAGGATTTCGTAAAAAAATTAAAATATAAATACACACCTAAAGATTTTTTACTGTATAGTACTACTCAGACTGATAAATTCATAGCAACTTTGATGCAAGATTATGAGAATTCTAAACCTGTACCTGAACAAGAATCAAATTCAAGTTCGTCTTCCAGTGGAGAAGAGAATGACTCTGAAAAGGAGGAAGGAGCAACCCTTAATTCTACCAAGAATAAAGCAGCATCATCAACTTCTAATGTAAATGCTAAAAGTAATGATATTACTGTTAATATTAGACCGATTGAATTATTATACATATTTTGTGATAACTTACACGATTTTGAAGATGAAGGCTCTTTAACAAAAGAATCTGCTAAAGGAATAGGTTTAATTGCTTTAATGGTGTTAAAAACATATGGAAATAGTAAAAATATTGCGCGAGACGAAGAGGTAATCATCGAATTTATAAAAGAAATATTAAATCGCACGAATGGTCCAAATCGCGAAAAGACATCTGATGGTGATACTTTCGAAGTTTTTATCAAGGAAAATCCAGTGGGAAACCGATTTATAGATATGATTGTTAATGAAGAAAAATACCGAGATATAATCCCTGAAATGAAAGGTTTTTTAACAGCTGACTACGGAGCCCAAAGATTATTATATAGAAAAATATTTGAAGATCAAAAACGATTTTTTGTTAAAAATCCGTCGTCCATTATTGTTGGAGATAAGGATAATGGTCATGAAGAACAAATCGAAGTTGAAGTTGTAAGTCCAGAAAATTATAGAGATTACGAATCTGGAGAAAACGTTGATGAGATAAGTTTTATGGCTGATGATAATTGGAATACGCTTTTAAATTCAAATACACTTCGTTATGATGGTACAACTATAGAAGGAAAAATTCATTTTTTGGAATATCAAGGAGAAAAACATGCATACACAATAGCTAATAGTACTAAAGCTATAAGAGATTCGTTAATGGAATACCAAAAACAACCTGATTTTACCCACTTAATAATTGATAAATTTAGCTCACAATACGTGGGTAATGTTTCTAAAAATTTTTGGTTTTTACCAGATGCTGTATTAAAAGCTTCGACAACTTACAGTGGGATTTTCCAGGATATGTCCAAATATATTAAAATGGGGTATGGTTCATCCCCTATTTATCAAACCATTGTTGGTGTTCCAAATCATTATGATATGGCAAGTGGTACCATCGTAAAAGCTATAACACCACAAGTTCAACAAATACAAGAAACCACTTATGGTGTAGGAACAACATTGAACAAACGGGTGGAGGTACGTATTGAAAATAAATTAACCTATACACTAGAACCATTGAAAACCGATACATTTAACCAATTTTCTGAAGCGGTAATGATTATATACGGAGAATTGTTAAATTTTGTAAATAAAAATGTAGATGATGGTAGTGAATACAAAACATTTTTTGCATCAAAAGATTTAAATAGTTTTTTTGAAGATTTCGGAAAGGGTTTGGACAAAGAACATAACGAATTATTAAATAAGATTGAAGATATGTCGATTGAACAATATGCAAAACGAGAAGAAGAAATTAAAGAAGCAAAAAGAAAACAATTTGTACACGAGGAATTAAATAAATGGGGTGATTCTAAAAAACGACAAATTGATGAAATTGGTGGAGGCGACACAATTGATATTTTAACATATCAGCCCCCTTCTAGTAAACAATCTATTTCACTTGTTTATCAAATAAAGGAATTTGCAGCAAATACACATGCTGAAACAGAAGCTGATTTTTATAGTGCAAAATTTCTCTTTCTT